AAGAGATGTGTTGATATCGCCGCTCATACGGCACCCTAACTTCCTGTATTTTACACGACCATTGGGAGTGTAGCCTTTCCCTTCATTGTGTAGTTGCCAATCCAAGAGTTTGGGTAGTAACTTACTGGTTGGGTACACACCTGTGTAAAATCCATGTTCAAACTTGAGTGCGTCAATAGAACAATGTTGGTCAAACCTTGAAGCGTCAAGACCAATGCCAACGGGCCGAATGTATTTAGCCCACTTATCTTTAATGATGACACCCACCTCATCATTCGTGTATCCTTTAATACATGTGGGTTCACCAAAAACTCCGTCTATAGCCTTCATGAACTTCTTCTCTAAATGTCGCAGATATCTTCCCAGTTCCACGTTGTACCTAGGTGACCGAGGCTGTATCACTCTAGGAGCAGGATCACCTTTAAGGGTTGATATCTTTTCAGCCTTAACGAAGGTACTCAAATGAGCATCCTCCTTCCGGACAGATTGGATATGCAGACTCTCAACGGCCTTGGAGTACATGCGCAGCCGTGCACCACTATAATATGACAGAAAACCATCATACGACAGCTGGTGGGCGACCCCCATACTACCAATGACCGCTTGCCGAAATGGCAACAACGTCTTAAAGGCCCCTTTTACAGGTTGTGGAGCAGCGACGAGTCTCCCTTCACGTTCAACGCAGAAAACTCTCTCCACAAGACCACGGTGCAGGTTTTCCAAGCAATGATTATGAACTAAGAATCGCGCTTGTGATGGACAACCGCTGACCGAATATATGGTACGACTCTTAGCCAAAGGGAGGCCCTGCACGGACCTCAGCATCTCCCAGGGTTGCATCACACCTTTGGGTATAGGCGAGTGTTTTTGTGTTACAACTCCTGGTGAGCGCACTAGGCCCCCCTATTTGATACCAACCGAGTCAGGCACGCGCCACAACGCGGCGGCGTCCCTAGCTCGTTGGTCGTAGATGAAGCACATGCCTACCGCAATCGGTAATAACATGTCTCTATCCACGTATCTCACACAATCCTTCTCCATAATGTTCATTATCACTTTCTGGTAGATCATGCGATTCTCTGGTGTGTTGGAGAGATAGCCCACCGTAGCCCGGGCGACTTGGGAAAGCTTAGTGGCGTACCGGTTACGTTTCCGTTTCCTAATACGTGCATGTTTGTCCACTTCCCGAGTGCCCTGGAGCACATTGACTCCATCTGAATTCAATACAGGGGCATTGGTGTCATGGGTCAAGAGGTCGAGCGTGTCCTCATCCGCCTCGATCCCGTCAGAAACCAATTCACGCCCTCGCAGGATGGCCAATGGCTCGCGGGGTGTCATGTTAACAGAACCATACAAAACTGACCCCACCCCAATTTAGGGCAACAGTCTCGATAGCCCACCATGGTATGGACGTATGCAGGTAAGCCCAACAAGAGTGCCTAAACCCACGCCCAACCCGATCTTAGCCTTG